GGCGTTGTGCTGCTAACTCCGTGCCGTCTAGTCATTCTCATCACCTCGCTTTAGTGTTTCTATCTCGCGCTCTAAGTCTGCGCCTTTCCGTCGTTCCTTCTCCGCCACCCTTAATAGGATCTGGTTGAACATCCTCATATCCGCTCTCTGTTGGTGCATGCAGAGGCAGTTAAAATCTGCATACAGTTTGAACCCCACCTCCTTCACCTTCAAACAGAAGTCGAAGTCTTCCGAGTACCCTTCAATTCCCCACTCTTGATCTACCAAGCGGTGCCACGAGAACGGAGGCCCGAACTTCTCATGCACCTTCTCGATGACCTCTCGCTTGATCAACGTAAACGCGCAGGTAGTAATGTCTACCTCTTCCAGCCCCTTCCCGTAATAGCATTGGTACTTTCCGTCCTTCTCCCTTAGCGAGACCGATACAAGCGCCGGGGCCATTGACGCTTGAGGCCCGACATAGGGCAGCTTGTTCTTGCCCGCCTGGATCGTCTGCACCACGCCCGATACCACCGGCTTATCCGCCCTCAACAGCTTGTCTAGGTACGAGGGTTCAGGTGCAGTCTGCGCATCGACGAAGAGCAGGTATTCGAAGTCCGTCTCCATGAACGCCTTGCAGCAAAGGTTCCTTGCTCGATCGTGTGGCCGCTGATCATCCGGCCCGTAGAACTGCAAGGTGTACTCTTCAGCCATGAACCAGCCAACGAGGTTCATCACGTTCTTGGGGCAGATGTTCCCCTGGTTCGGCATGGCGATAAATATCTTCGGCTTGCCTTCGTGTACCTTACCCGCGCAACGATATAGTTCTCTCACTTGAGGCTCCCTTGATATGTCATTCTGTATACTGCATCGAATGGTTCTGTATAAGTTATCTTTGTCACCCGGTCTCCTTCATCGGTGTATATGAACCACGCCATCATCCCCTCCCCACGATATTCCCTATCTCGGCTTTTCTCGCATACCTTAGTGTCCAGGCCATCGCATAGTGCCTCACATGTTCTTGATCCGTGTCGATGAACCCCCCGTTGACTAGAGCTAACCTGCCCCCGATGATCTCCCCGCTTGCCGTGGTGATCTCCCGCTGATCGAGCAGGGTGATGATTTGGTCCCTTATAGCCAGCGTGCTTGTCGCGGTGGGAGAATATTCCCATATGTCGAGGGAGTAATCTGCATCGACAATCGACCACTGAGCAGGCACAATCCCCGGATCGAGGTCATGGTTCAGATATGGGAAGTCCGGGCTAGACGCCGCCATCGGGAAGTAACAGCGCACGGTTCCGCCACAGAGGGTCTTAAGATCTGGATCACCTGTGAGGATCGTCCAGAGTGCGGTGATGATCGCATTGACAGTATCGGCCACTAGAACCACCTTCCCGCTCTCAATATCATCTTGATCTTCGGGTTTGCCTTCTTTGCGCTCGGCTTCAACCAAGGCCGCGCCGCCCGTGACGATCCATCTCTATTCCTACCCGTGTACTCCAACATCGCCATATACCGCGCAGCGTCCTCGTGGGTCGCAGAGTTGAAGGCGTACCCCATCGCAGCGCCCACGTGCCCCCGTATCTTGTGCCCCGATCCACTCAGAGCCTCCCTAATCGAGTCCTTCCCCGCCCCCGTTGCAACAGCCGGCGCTTCACCTGGAGCGGACGCGGTGTAGCTCTTGTGCGTCCCTGGCACGTAGTACGTCCGACCGCTTCGCGTGCCCTGGAAGGTCTTCAAGGTCTCACGCTTGAGTTCAGCCGTCGCTAGCTTCATACGCTTAAGCATCGCGGCGTCAACCTTCCTTATCTGTGCGTTGGCTTTGGAGATGAACTTTATTGTCACGATAGCTCCTCTCGCACTATGACACACGTCTCCCTGCCAAGCGCATCCGGCGTATATTCAGGGTCGATCGGCAACAGGATCTTGTCCCCGTTGTTCGTCCACTTGAGTCGTTGCGTGCCACGTGTCACCGTCACCGCCCCCTGAAAGTAAACCTTCCACCATTTCTCACCCTGTGGTTGCCCGTAGGAGAGTCTGGTCTCCGTGCTTAGAGGCATGATCCGCACCCGATACTTGGCTTCTGTTGGTTCATCGAAGGAGAAGTATTCCCCCATCGGTTTCGTGACCTTCGATCCAGTCTGAAGCGTGACCTCCGCTTTCATTAGGCTACTCCGGCTACGAACCAGTTACCCGCCTGCAACCTATCATAGATCAGTGATAGCCATGCCGGGACACCGCTTCCTGCCCCTCCTCTCTCGCCGCCGCCTTCATCGAATGTAGCCCACCACTCTCCGATCTTCACCTGACTTGCCCCGTAGTCACGCCGGTACTGTTCGTCGTACTTCAACACCCACCGGCACGCCACATCTAAAACGATCGCTTTCAACTCTTCGGGGATTGCAGTATGCGTACCCTCTGCATCGCTGTACCCGCCAACGTAAGTCAAGGCGACGATTTGCCTTGATCTCTTGTATCGCTTGTATGATTCCAACACACTTAACTCAGCCGCAGGGATAGCCACATAGCGATCATAGATATAGTAGTCATCATCTGATTCACTTAGCGTAGTCTCATCCCATATAAGGCTAGTCATGGTAACGATCGGCGGGTGCGCCACTTGCAGGATACACCCGCCGTCGTGCTTCTCTGACGTTATTGTCGCTTCATCAAATCCACTCGCAGGAAGTCTATGGCAATAGCTCGCACAGAACGCCTTGGCGCGGGTCAAGATCTCGGCAACGTCGAGCGTCCCGTGCTGGCTTACATCGCCATATACGATCTTCCCTTCATCGCTGCCCTCGGTCTCAACATCCAAACCCGTTCTCGCCATCACGTCTGTATAAGTCGGCCATGCCATAGTTATCCTCCTATGCTATTGGTACGGACCTTGCAGCCCAACCCACGTAAATGCACGCCCATATCTTAGCGTGCGCTGAGTCGGTGTAGACAATCCTCCAGTACCGCTTCATGTTCTTGACCTCCATAGTGGTCAAGACTGCGGTTGTGATCGTCTGCTCTCCGTCGCCGTCGGATGTAGTGCCATAAGTCCCAGCGAGGATCTCGTCGGACTCCGCCTTGATAACAAGGCTTCCCCCGGCGATATACCCCATCTCGATAAGGACAACACCTTCCTCACATCCATACATGTCGATCCCAGTATCTTTGACTTCGGTCCCCGCACCAGTATCGTCTAGGTACTGCGCGACTTGTGCCCGCATGTTGTCGTTGAAGTTAAATGCACTCATTTATATCACCCCCTAGCTCAATGTTACGCCGGTCAGAATCTCGAAGGATTCGTAGTGGCGCGGCGCACCGTCGACGTTCTGAATGCCAACGAGTCCAGTCTGATCGTATTCTGCATAAAGCTCACGCAGAACCTTGATCTCCAATGCTCCGCCCTCGGCGATGTAATACTGACCGAAGTCACCGAGCACGATATAATAAGCATCCGTTCCCCAGTTGGTAGTTGTCAGGGTCGGCAAACCGACAAGCTGCTTACCAGGAGCCTTAGACACATCACCTTGCAGCATGTATCCGCCGTTACCACTCGTTACCTTGCGGAGAACGTTGTACACACTCGGATGAGTCATCCAGGTTGTGTAGGTCCCATTGCGCCCGTCGACCTTGTTCTCAGCATCGTACAGGTCGTCGAAGTCAGGTACACCTACGCCAGTCGTGATGCAGCTCGATACAATGTCCTCCCAGTAGAGAAGACCCGTAGGCTCCTTGCCACCCGCGCCGGTGAAGAAAGCGAGATCCTGCTGTAATGCCAGGGTTGTCCCGATGTCTTCCCTAACGAGCGCCTCAACGGACTCACTAGAGAAGCGTAGCAGGTTGTTGTCGATCTTCGACCGTGCCGCGATCCTCTTTAGATCCATGCGAATCTGCCCGAACGTCGGCTCAGTCTCGGTAATAGCCGAGGTCTGCACACCCTTACCGATCCAGTATCCCGTAGTCGTCCCAGTTACCCTGTTGAGTAGGAACGTCTGCGGCGAGTTCGGGAGAACAACCGCACCAGCAGCGCGGAAGAGGCTCTTCGCTCTTATGTATTCGATGATACCGGATGCGGTTGCCGTAGGAACAAGGAACGCTCCTGCGCTGTCGTCTCCAGTCTCAAGCACAGCCTTGTCAACGCCCGACATAAAGTCGGCTTGACCCATGCGCCCCATGCGAACCCAGTCTTGTTCAAGACCCGCGCCCTTCCATCCAAGGCCCGCTAGACCCTTGATAGCAAGAGACACCTGAAAGTCCTTGACCTCTCGCTTGGTCTCCTTGTGCTGAATCGCAGGAGCGCCAAACCGTTTCTTCTCCGGCTCCGGGTCGATCGCCGTGACCTTCTCTGGGTCCTTACGCTCAAACGTCACCCCGTTAAGAGTAAGCGTTCCATCGTCGTTCGCCTTAACTTCGGGAGCTTCCTTCTCTTTGGGAACTTCCTTCCCCTCTTCCTTCTCCTCTTCCTTCTCCAAGACGAGTTGCGCAGCGCGAATCAAAACGTCATGCGTCACCTCTTCTTGTGTTGCTTTTTCCTCAGCCATCTATCTCACCTCCGCTTTGATTAGCCGCGCTGCCAAGTTTTCAGCCTCGCGTTTGTATTGACTGGCCTTGACTTCAGCCGCCTTCACTTTGTCCTCAATCGCTTTCTGTGCTTCCTCTCGTAAGATTGCCCCTGCAACGAACGCGCCGAGAATCCGGTCGACCGAGAGATCAGATACCTCGACCCCATCAATCTCAAGCTCGTACTGTTCCTTGGCGAGGGCAAGGTCAGGGTCATCAGACCCCTTCAAGCTGACAGGAACGCGAACCTGAGCAAACCCACCACCTGGCTCACCACTGCGGGTTACGGTCACCATCTTCTCTTCAACTTCGCTCAGCTTCCGCATTGCCTCGGAGGTATCCACATCAATCCTAAAAGAGGCACCACCGATAATCCCCGTCGCCACCTGCTTAGGTGAAGCCTTCGCCAGCGCCTCTTCCCACAGCCGTTTAGCTATCGGGCTAGGTCCATCCATGATCGCATCCCCGAACGCCTTCAAGAGGCCCTTGAGTCCATCTGTACGCATAGCGTCAGCATTGGCAGGTATGATGACCGGCGAGAATTCGAGAAGCTCCCATTCAGTGAAGTCTATTCCGTAGCTATCGGGAATAGTCTCCATCTCAATAGGCAGGAACCCGATCGAGGTAGAATTAAGCACGTAGGCATCCCACGCCTGTTGGAAGGTAGTAGCCTGCGTGTACTCCTGATCGACGAGCCACTCCCACTCTGCCCAGATAGACTTAGCTGACTGCTTGAACCGTCGCGCCATCCCAACCGGGAATTCCCGTGAGTGCATAGGAAGCACCTGTGGCCCCTTCATATACGCATCCGATAGGATCATTCCACCACTTCGGATAACATCCCTATCACGATCGGGATTCTGCGAAGAGATCACGGACGAAGCGCGGGGCCGCGAAGAGTCATAGCCCTTGTATGGCCCCTTGGTAAGATCGTGGACAGCCTTAACCTGCCCCTGTACGTCCCGATCAAAGGCCCCGTATTTGTAGACAGCTTCCACCTGCTCTTCCTTCAATAGCGCCTTCAGCTCACCGTGGGGAAGGACTACCACACTAGCCTCATCCTTTACCCTTACCTCGGTCATCGTCATTCTGTTGGTCTCCATCTCACCGCCTCTCTTTCGTTATGATCTTCACCTTATTACGCTCACTATCCTTCTTGATGTAGTGATGCTTATTCCACAGCTTCTCCCCACATCGAGGACATTCTTTCGCCTTGCTCTTACAAGTCATCCCGCAGTTAGGACAGATCACGGTCAGTCATCTCCGCACCTAGCATCTATGATCCTCTCTAGTCGCCCCCACGTTTCCTCGGACAACGTGACCCCGGTAGGCTCGGCCTCAACCTGCACGGTATCACGCGGGGCCGCTATCCAGTCACTTAGCGCTACTCCTAACAGCCCCGTAGCTATTCCGATAATGATCGCCAGTGCGAATACCGCTTTCTTGTTCATCACTCACCTCTTAGGGCGGCCCGGTTGCCCAGACCACCCGATTCAGTTCTCTAGTAATCGCCGAGGTTCATCCAGTGAATCGTCACCGTGCCAGTCGCCTCAACCGTAGATGTGGAGCTGATATCAGCATCAGCTACAGCCGCGTTTAGATAGACAACCACGGCGCTAGAAGTACCGTCGTAGTTTGCTGCCGCTGCTGGCGGACAATCCACATCCTGCGTTCCATCATAGGAGATCGCCTGTGATGCGCTTAGATCGTCCTGCGTTCCAGTTAGCGTCGCTGTGTTGTCTGTTCCTGGCGCAGTTCCAAGAGCCATCGGGAAAGTATTCTGGTCGATTCCGGTACTAGACGTTGCTTCAAGATCAGCGGTTACGCCTAGAATCCTAATGTGCCCAACAGGGAACGTATAGAGAAGCACACCATCGCCATCGGCCTTGTCTTCAAGGTCGAGGTCATTTGCTCCAGTAGCGTCAACCGTGATAACCGTCTTGAAGCATCCTGCGGCGTACTCAACAGCAGATGCACCAGCAGCCGAAGGAACACCATCCGTGCCGCCACTTATAAACTGCCCGCTACTCAGCTCGATGTCATTCGTGATTGATGCAGTCTGAGTCGAGAACTGCAACCCAATCGGCAGAACAGCCGAATCCGTTGCTTGGATTCTCATTGCCGCTGTTAGGTTGTTGCTTTCCACTTGGATAGACTGGCCGAAGTCTGTATATCCACCTGACTTCAAATAGAGCGTATAGGTGGGAGATGTAATATCCTTCCCGATTGGCTCTGAGTTGAAGAACCCAGCAGCGACCAATCCGCCCGTGACGTCAGTCACACCAGAATCAACTGTAACGGTAGATTGGAATCCAACAAGCCCGTCATGCAGTGTGAGCGTGAAAGCACCCGACGCTGCTGCGCTAAACGTTCCACCGTAGAACTGGTTCGTTTCAGAGTCCGCAGTCATTGCGATAGAAGCACCAGACCTCATTGCATAAACGTGGTCGATATTCCCAATGGCTACACAGTCGGACCGCACACCTTGAAGATTACCACGGCTCAGATACACATCATCAACGATGCTTCCCTGAGTAACGTCCAAATCAATCCCGTAATTGTTGGCTTCTATCGTGCTGGAAGTGACATCAATATCAAGTGCCGTTTCGAGATCTGTTCCTCCAGCGGGTATCGTAATGACAACTGGGCTTGCCATAGTCAATCCGGCATCCCATCCAGCCCCTACGCTGATTCCGTAAGCTGTGCCGAGACCGTCACTTGTTCCGATGTCGATACCTGTAACGTTGACTTCTGCGTCACCAGTGTAGTTCTCGATCTCGATCATGTTGACTTGGTTCGTTCCTGCCGTAGCAGCGCCGATCGTAGGAGCAAAGTACAGCCCCCGATAGGTCGAAGCGCACGCCGTCGCATAGATCGGTGTCGTGAAGGTCATGTCGATTAAGTTGACTGTGTTCGCAACCGTCGGCACTCCCACAGTTGGGTTGATGTCAAGGAAGATACTCGTCGGTGTAGCCGCATCGTGAATCGGAACCGACCCCTCGATCTGGACATAGGACTTATCAAGCCCAGTCGTTGCATCGAAAGCATCAAGGACAATCTCGGCGCCTACCGTTGAAGTCTCAATCCGTCCATCCGTTGCACCAGTAAAGTCAAGCACGCCGGACGCCTCATCAATCACGATGTCGCCAAACGTTCCGTTATCCTCAACGTCGAGATCACCATCTGCACCCGTCAATGCCACTGGACTGGTGGAAGTGAATGCCCAATCCCAGCCCGCGCCGATGTCGATAGCGTTCTCAGTTCCGCCGGCGCCAGTCATTGCACCCATGCGGATACCGTAGATATTGAGGTTGTCATCACTGTCACCAATGGCCGCTACGTCAAACAGGACAAGGTTGTTCGTTCCTGCCGTAGCAGCGCCGATCGTTGGATCAAAGTAAAGCCCTCTGATGGTTGAGGTGCACGCCGTCCCGTATACCGGCGTAGTGAACACCATGTCGATCAAGTTGACTGTGTTCTCTACTGTCGGAATCGCAATTGTCGGATCTAGTGTTAGAAGACGAGTCGTTGGAGTGGCAGAAGCATGTGCCGGAATAGACGCAGGAATCTCCACGTAGTTCATGCTCGCGCCAGCAGCCGCATCGGCTACATCAAGGATCAATGGCGTATCTGCCGAACTTGTTGAGATCGTAGCAGTGGTTCCGCCTGAGAAGTCCAACACGCCAGCAGCTTCATCAATGACTAGATCACCGCACGTGATGTTATCTTCCACGTCAAGATCAGCATTCGCGCCGGTCAAGGCCACCGAACTAGCCGAAGTGATTCCTTCGTCCCATCCCGCTCCGATAGCGATTGCGTTTGCCGTTCCTAGACCGTCACTCGTCCCAATGCTAATCCCCGTCACGTTGACGTCTGCATCGCCGGTGTAGTTAGCAATCTCAATCATGTTCACGGTGTTCGTACCAGCAGTCGCGGCCCCGATAGTCGGCGCAAGATAGACCCCGCTCACCGTCGACGTAGCCGCACCTGTTACCCATACGGGCGTAGAGAACGATAGGTCGACCAGGTGTACTGTGGCCGTTGCCGTGTTCGCGCTGATCGTCGGCGTGACATCTAGGAAGATATCGGTCGGCGTACCGCTCGCGTGAATAGGAGTCGTCCCAGTTATACTCACGTACTGTTGAGCCGTACCTGCCGCAGCGTCCGCCGCATCAAGCACAATGTCCGAGCCTGCTAGTTCTGTCTGAATCGTCAGGTAAGTAGCTGCGCCGCCCGCTTGAAGCCGTGCCAAGGTAGTGGCGCTATGATCGAGCGAGATCCAGCTAGTACCAACAAGATTCTCAATGGCGAGGGTCGGTTCGACAGTCCCGTTGAAGTACCCGAAATCACTATCCGCGCTCGCAATCATGAACACGGGAACGTCAACTACCCCACCTGTTGGCATATCGAATAGGAAACAGTTTGCGTTAGGATCAGCCGTTGTCCACTCCATCGTGAACGGTCCGGCTGTACCCCCGGCAGTCCCGCCAAACGATAGAACAATGTCATCAAGGAAGTTCAAGCCAAGCAGCGGCTCAAAGTACCCCGTCGATGTGATCCCTCCGATAACTGCGTTGTGGCGGTCAGTCCAGAAGACCCCGCCCTTGTAATCGTTCTTGTCCAGTGCACCCCACGCCGTCAATCCAATGAGCAATAGCGCGAGCGCGACAATTAATGCTTTCTTCATCTTAACACCTCCGTTAGACTTCCTTGTCGGATGGGAAGGTGAAGACGCGGTAGCGCCCTCCATACAGACTCTTCCCGTTGCCGCTCAGCCAATGCCCAAAATCATCCATCACCGTCTCCGCATGTGCGATCGTGGAGTACGCCGCTAACTTAAAATCTCCGCTGACGATCTTCGGCTTCTCTCCCTTCTTCCGTGAGAAGATCACCGCCGTCACATCTAAGTAACTTCCTGCTTGTGTCTTAACCCACATAACCCACCTCCGTTATTCGTGCAAGTGCCATTGAATCGTAAGCCCGTATCCTGGGTTGGTTGCAATCGCCGTAATTAGGACGTAATACTCTTCGCTCTGTTTGAGCCACCATCCCGTGCTTGAGATCGTCGAACTGCCTGAGATCGCATAAGTAGTTCCGGTCATTACCGTCTTCATGATCGTGCTTCCGGCGCTATCTAGCACGAAGTTTGCATCAGTCCACACCTGCACCGTTGTTGCAGTGTCCTTGATCCTATTCTTGCAGTACGTCGTTGATTCTGTTTGTGTGGAGGTTATTGTTGGGTTCTCATAGACTTGCATATACATACCGCCACCAGCGTTTATACACCAGCACATATGATATGTCCCTGTTGCCGGCGTCTTTATAAGATAGGCGTCCGTTTGTCCCGCTGTTCCTAAGTCAGCCACATACACTGAATACGACCATATCGTCCCGTCAACCAACCCGGCCTCATATACGTTGATCGTGTGCCTTTGTACCGCCATTCCTGTGATAGACCCCACCATAACGAGGGCAAGGACTATCAGTATTACTCGCTTGTTCATGTTACGCCTCCAAAGTATGTAGCGTATCTCTCGCCCTCCGCCTTGAACCACTTAGCCAATGCCTTCGTGTACTTCTTGCCGATGGTGTCCTCAACGTCTCCCAGATCCTTATCCCACGCACCCCAGAACGCCGCACGGTCGTATGCCTTGCCAGTCACGGGGGCTTCACCGCAACGACACCGTATGATATTTGCCGCCGATCCGCTTGAATCGCCAGGGTGCATCAACCGCTCACCCATGACGATGAATGGCTCATTGATTGATTGCGTCTGTCCATCGGCGTCACCATGCCACTCGCGCTCTCTTCCGTCGGTTACTGTGACCCATTCGTGTCCACCGATATCCATCTCTTTATAGACTTTGTGTTGACCAGTCCCAACAGAGCCATGCGTCTCAGTCGTCGATATCGTTGCCGATCTCGATACAGACATATCCCCGAACTCGGAACGAATCGCCCTCGATATCTGTGGAGTCGATAGACCTTCCTCCATCCCGTTCTCAATCAGCTTCCCTATCCTTGCTCGCGTCACATCGTCGATCTCGCCAGCCAACGGTATCACGCGCTCCTTTGTCCACTTCTGCGCCGCATCAGCGAACCCAAAGTCATCCATCCAGGTGATCGGCACATCTACCCCAACTCGCGCTAAGGCGTCAACCCCGACACCTCCACCGGCTATGAACAGTGCTGGCAGATACTCCTCGTGGATCGCTATCTGCGCATCAAGGTTGACAGGTGGGAGATAGTCTTCGCCGAGTTGCTTCGTCTTGCTCTTGAGGCTCTTCGATACCTTGACCTTCCCCGCTTCCTGCACGTTCATCGGTATGAGAACAGAGTCAACAAAGCTCCCCTCCGCCCGCGGCTTGTGGTGAAACTCTCGGAGTTCATTCGGCGTATACCCTTGATCTTTCAGCCCACTACCGATCTTCACCTTCAACGCCATATCCTCACGCAGCGCCTCGATTGCCCCCACGTTGGACACTAATAGAACATTCTCACCAGGCTTAACCAGCGAGTAAGTCCACGTC